TTTCGAGTTCTGTCAACGATCAGTTCCCTTTTGAAAAAGACCATACCGACCTTATGTATGCTTCCGGTCTTACGACCGCCGGCGGTTCTGTTGTTGCCGCTACGATCAATGACCTTCGGCGTGCTATCGCCCTGCAGAGGTTTTACGAGATTTCTGCCCGTGCCGGTTCTCGGTATATTGAGACTATTATGGGTCACTTCCATGTTCGTAGCTCTGACGCCCGCCTTCAACGTCCCGAGTACCTCGGCGGCGGTGTAACCGACATCAATATTGGTGAGGTTCTCCAGACTTCCGCTACTGATCCGACTAGCCCCCAGGGCAATATGGCTGGACGTGGTTTCGGTGTTGGTCGTTCCAATCAGTGTACTTATCGTGCAGAGGAGCATGGCTACTTGTTCGGCATTATGTCGATTATTCCGGAGCCGTATTATTTCCAAGGTATCGATAAGGATTGGACTCGCCAGAGTCGTGTGGATTACTACTGGCCGTCTTTTGCCCATCTTGGCGAGCAGGAGATTGATAAATCAGAGCTTTGTGTTGGCGACCTTAATTCGGACGCCGATCAGTATGGTAAGCTTTTTGGCTATGCTCCCCGGTATGCTGAATACAAGTTCAGTAAGAATATTATTACCGGCCTTCTTCGTGGCTCGTTGGCTAACTGGACTTTCGCCCGTTCTATTTCTAGTCCTAACCTGAACGCGGCTTTCCTTGAGGTTCCTCAGGTGAATAATCCGTTTGCGGTTCGGGATGAGGATACCGACAAGTTTATCGTTTGGTTCTCCAATGAAATTCGTGCTTTGCGGCCCATGCCGTTCTTCGGTACGCCGTCTATCTAACTATGAGATTTGTAACTCAATGGAATGTTCGGCACAAGGTGCAAGAGCATTTCGTAGGTGACGATGATGTCGCTGTGCCCGATTTGGCCTACTCCATTAAAGAGCTTCGTGAGAGGTTTGTTTTGGAGACGGAAATTTTGCGTGCACAGGCCCGTAAACCCGCTAACTATTGTTTTCCCGATGTAGGTGATGATGAAAACAGAGAAAATGAAGCATTCGATTCTCCGGCTGTTGAGTATTCTCACGGCGCTGATCTGGTTGATCTTTCGACCGATCGCGATCGCATACGTTCTGCTGTGCGGCGTATTAAAGATTCTCGTACTGCCGCTACTCGTGCTCAGAGCTCGAAGGCGTCTGAGGAAAGCACACCGAAAGATGCACCCCCTACCCCGGTTCCCGGAGAGTAGCCCCCTACTTGCTCACCTCTCCCCCACCGAGGTAGAGCTACTTAAATTCCAACAGAAAGGCCCCTAACGGGGCCTTTCCCGTATTATACCAATATAGAAAGCCTAGGCTGCGGCCGGCGAGTGAGGCCGCACCATTAACCGCGTCAGCGGTATCGGACTATTGTCCGCGCCTTACACCCCTTGTCAATAAGGCGCGGACTGACAGGATAGGTTCAAGTGGAACACTTGAAACCGCTTTGTGAGCATGTCGAGGCCGTAGGCCGACATAACACGCGCAACACACAACGCGTATGTGCGTGCGCGCGTTTCGCGTGCGTGCGCATGCGCGACCGCTTTGTAAATGTCTGTCCTCCCCTACCCCATAAGTTAAACCTATAGAATATTTTTTTTTTTATGAAAAATTTATATTATGTTAAATATTGATTAGGATTTGTATCTTTGTGATACATCAAAACCTAATTATTATGAAGCCAATTCTTGCTATTTCAGATCGTCGTGCAAGGCAACTTCTTGCCAATCTTTGTATTTATCGTGGTTTTCCTACGTTTGCTGAGGCTGTTCGTGAGCTTCCTGCGGGTTACGTCCAGTCGTTTTTAGCTGAAATGCTGGATGAACTTTCTTCTCAGGATGTTTTCAAATCTTCGTCTCATGAGACCGACTGAGCGTAATGTCCGGAAACTTTCGGAGTTGCTTAGTGACTTTCCGGAAGGTTATTATCGTCCGGTTAGTAAGTCCGGACGTTATTTGGAGCTTCGTCCACGCTATTGGCTGTACGTCTATTTTCGTTTTTATCGCAAGGAAGATGGCAAGGTTGTTTCTGGTTGTCGTCCTTTTTCGAAGGCTCGTCCTGCTCTTCGTTTCATTTCGCAGTATGCTGGTAAGAATCTTATAGACGATATTTATTTCGTTGATTCTAAGGAACGCAAGTCTTATGATGTTTACTGTGATTACAATAACATCAAGCTTCTTCCGCTTCAAGCTTCTTTTGATTTTCAGTATGAGTAAGGAAGTCTATTATCCTCTTCTTCGTCGCCGTGTCAATTGGGCTAAGCGTTTGATTGCTGAGTATCGCCTGAATCCGGGTGATACTTGGTTTTGTACTATTACTTACGATGATGAGCACTTACCCGTTTCTTTTGACGATGATGATTTGCCGCAGGTCGATGTGAGTAAGCGCGATGTTCAGTTGTGGTTTAAGCGTATTCGTGAGAACTATGGCGCTCGCCTTGGTCATATTCGGTATTTCATTGTCTCTGAGTTTGGTGAAAATACGTTACGTCCTCATTATCACGCTATTATATTTACTGAAAATAAGTGTACTACGGAGCTTCTGAATGAGGCTATTTTGAATACTTGGAAAAATGGATATATTATTGATGTGTCTCGTGTACGTGGTGATGGTGCTTTGCGCTATGTTGCCAATTATATTCTGTCTCCTACGCAGGAATTGCGGACGCTCTGCCTTATGTCTCGTCGGCCTGGCCTTGGTTGTCGCTATGTTGATCGGCTTTGTTCTTGGCATCGCCATGGAATTAAACCGATAGAATTGTGTCCGGATGACCCTGAATTTCAGACTATTCTTGCGCATTGCCTCTACCCTACTTTTGAAAAATGCATAAAACGTTTGGAAAAGAGAAAATTTTTTTCTTACTTGCCCGGTGACAGATCAAGAGGTATCCGTTCCAGTGGTTTGCCTCGTTATTTTGCTGAGAAATTGTATACTTCCTTTGAACGGAAGTTACTTTTTCTGAGTTATATAGAAAATGAACGTAGAGAAGTTTCTCGACTTTCTCCAGCAGATAGGCAAAGCCGTTTTGCCTTATTTAACAACCGCGAAAGGATGGCTGAAGATCGTTATCGTCGTTCTCTTAGTAAGCATGGCGGTTCTGCTCTCGCACAGTTGTACTATCGTGAAAAAAAGCTCCAACGTCAAGATCGATCAGGATGCGCAGACATCGGTGTTGGATTCTGCAACCCTGAACATGTTGAATCGTGGCTTGGAGTAGTTTGAGTTATGTCTTTTTTGGAAAACATGGCTGCGGGTGCTCTTGGTGCTATCGGTGACTTTTTTACTGGTGGTGCTTCTGCCCGTAAGCAGTATCGGTATCAGTCGAAGCTGATGGATAAACAGAATCAGCAGCAGATTGATTTTTGGAAGATGAACAACGAGTATAATACTCCGTTCAATCAACGTGCTCGTCTTGAGCGGGCCGGTTTGAATCCGGATTTGATGTACGGCGGTTCAGGTAGTGTTACTCCCTCTCAGATGCCCGGTGCCGCCTCCGGGTCTGCTCCTAATGTGGATTATGGTGATACTTCTGGTGCTTTTGCCAATGGTATTCGCTTGGCTCAGCAGGCTTCGTTGATTGATGCTCAGGTGTCGAAGATTGAAGCAGAGAATAAGTTGCTTGCTGAACAGGCTCTTTCTCAGGCAGAACAGCGTGAGCTGTGGAAAGCTCAGGCTACCGATGCTTGGTTGCGTGCAGAACATCAAGGTATTTACAACAGGCATGCAAATACGCGTTATTTCCTTGAAAATGAGGAACGTGGCTTAAAAAATACGCTTCTTGGCGCCGACGTTAATTCTTACGAAACCCGTCTGCGTCTCGACCAGCAGCGTGTTGCCAATGATAATATGCGCGCTAAGGTTCAGGTTCTTCAACTTGGTCTCAATGAGAAAAGACTTAAGGCCGACATGGAGAAGATTCGCGCTGAGGTTTCTGAAATTCTTTCGCGTTCTAAGGTTAATGACGTTCAGGTGCGTAAGATAGTCGCGGACGCTGTTGAAACTGAATTACTTAATAATTATTATCAGAATAACGGTATTGTTCCGCCTAATTCCTATGTTAACAAGCTCTTGAATATGGTTCCGTCCATTATTGGAGCATTAAGGTAATTTGTTATGTTGGGTATAGCTTCTTCTTTGGTGGCTTTTTATGTGCTTATTATCCTGCTTTTGGTTGCTCTTAATGTATGGTTGATAATCGCTTTGGCTCGCTTTTTGACTGTTTTGGCTCGTTATTTTGATGCTAAAACAGATCGTTTATATCGTTCTTAAATCGCTCGCTTATTACACATGTAATATCCTGAGTTTCAAACTTATGGCACGTCGTCGTCGCGGGCGTCGTAGAGGACGCCGCTTGTCTCGTAGTTATAAACTTAGTCGCGGTGGTATTCGTTTATAGTTATGGCAAAAGGATATCGTAACACTCTCTTTACAAGTGTAAAGACCCCTCGTGTACCGTTAAATCGGTTTGATCTTTCGTTTGACCGGATTGGCACCTTTAAGATGGGTAAGCTTTACCCTATTGTCTGCAAGGAGATGCTTCCCGGTGATCGCTTCCGTGTGCGTACTGATTCGTTGGTGCGTACTATGCCTCTTTCGTCTCCGGCCTTTGGCCGTCTCCGGATGTACATTCACTATTTCTTTGTTCCGAATCGTCTTGTCTGGGATAACTGGGAAGATTTTATCACTGGTGGTGAATCTGGAGAGGATACTCATGTACCGCCTTATGTTGCTTGGAACAATTTGAGCATCGCTAATCTGTCTGGCTATGCTTCTCCTGGCGCAAATGACAGTATTATTTATAATCCTGAGAATGGTCTTGTCGCCGCTTTTGGTTTGCCCGTTCAACCTGCTTCTGGTAATACTGACACTATCGGTAAGGCTAACGGAATTAGTACTACTACTCCGGTTTCCATTCTTCCTTTCCGTGCTTATCGTCTGATTTGGAACGAGTATTATCGCGATCAGAATATAGACGATGAATTACCTATAGATTCGGATGTTGATGGTGAATATAAGTTTCCATTTAATTACTCTCCGGGAGAGTATCGCGGCTCTATCTTTGGCGATCTTCTTTCTCGCCGTTGGCTTAAAGACTACTTCACTTCTGCCTTGCCCACCCCGCAGCGCGGCCCGGATGTCCAGTTGCCGATTGTCGGCGAAGGTGGTACCATTCAGGCCGATGGCCCTTTGAAGCTGATGATTCAGAATAATGGCACTGGCGGTACGACTACTACGTCATCTGTCTTTACTCCCGATCTTAACGTAGGTCTTGGTAATACGACTGGTATCGGTATTTCGAGTTCTGTCAACGATCAGTTCCCTTTTGAAAAAGACCATACCGACCTTATGTATGCTTCCGGTCTTACGACCGCCGGCGGTTCTGTTGTTGCCG